ATGTCCGACATCTACAAAATCACGATCACCAAAAAATCCAAAGAGACATTCACCGGCCTGATGAAGCGTAGTCAGCCTGAAATCATCAATGGGTTTGTCGCCCTGGCGAACGATAAAGGCGAGTGGCGTTACTTCAGCCCGGACAGCATTGAGGACTTCCTCTTTGAGCCTGTAGAAGATGAGGGAGAAAAAAATGGCGATTTACACGCTGTCGATTCAGGTAAAGACGAAGTGGTGGCTTCCACTATATCTAAGGACGCTGATGCTGTTCTGCCTGATGACGAGGCTGGAGCCTGATTACCAGAAGCTGGGCAAATTTATTATGAAGTACGGCATAAGCCAGAAGCTAAAGGCTGAACCAGCACAAAACAAAACGGAGTAACGAATGACTAAACCGGACTGGGAGGCCATCGAGACGGCGTACCGGGCCGGAGTGATGTCCCTACGTGAAATAGCATCACAGCACGGTATCAGCGAAGGCGCTATCCGTAAGCGTGCCAAGCGTGACGACTGGTCGCGTGACCTCAATGCGAAGATTCAGCAAAAAGCTGATGATCTGGTACGCAAACAGGAGGTACGCAAACAGGTACGCAACGAAAGCACTTTGACCGAACGCGTACTGATAGAGGCGACTGCCGAGGTAATTGCCACGGTACGCATGGAGCACCGGGGAGACATCCGACGGGCTCGTGAACTGACAAACATGCTATTCGATGAACTGGCCGGTGAGTGTGGCGATGTGGACGCGCTTGAGATGCTTGGTGACCTGATGCGTCGTGAGGATGATAAAGGTCAGGATAAGCTCAACGATCTGTACCACAAAATAATCAGCCTGCCTTCCCGCGTTAAATCCATGAAAGACCTGAGCGACAGCCTGAAGACGCTGATCGGCCTCGAACGTGAGGCGTACAGCATCGAGAACAAGGCCGAAGTCAAAGAGGTTACGCACAACGTCATGCTGGTGCCAACCAGTGACAACGTGGATGACTGGGAAGCGGCAGCGCAGAAACAACAGGGCGGGGTGCTCGGTGGATGAATTACAAAGCTGTATGGAAGCCTCTTCCTGGATCGCAGTCTCTGGCGCTGAGCTGCCCGTGTAACGAAATCCTGTTCGAAGGCACTCGCGGCCCGGGCAAGACCGCTGCGCAGTTAGCCAGGTTCCGGCGCAATGTCGGCGTGGGATATGGCTCGTTCTGGCGCGGCGTTATCTTCGACACTGAATATAAGAACCTTGCCGACATCATCACTCAGTCAAAGCGTATGTTTCGCCTGTTCAACGACGGTGCGCGATATCTGTCATCTGCGAGCGAATTGCGATGGGTATGGCCCACTGGCGAGGAACTTCTCTTCCGCTTCGGTAAAGAGTCGGACGACTACTGGGATTTCCACGGGCAGGAATTCCCGTTTATCGGCTTTAACGAGCTGACGAAACAGCAGTCTCCAGAGTTCTACGAAATGATGTTCTCCTGCCGACGTTCATCGTTCAGACCGGAAAACTACCCGCTGGATAATGGCAAGTTACTGAGGCCGATCCCGCTGGAGACGTTCAGCACGACCAACCCGTTTGGCATCGGGCATACCTGGGTGAAGAAGCGCTTCATTGAGCCAGCGCCGCGCGGAACAGTGCAGCGTGACAAGTTGATAGTTTTCAATCCTCAAACAGAGCGAGAAGAGGAGATCACGCTTACCCGCGTGGCAATCCATGGTTCCTATAAAGAGAACCCTTACCTCGATCCGCAGTACATCGCAACCCTGATGGCTATCAAGGACCCTAACCGCCGTAAAGCGTGGGTTGAAGGATCATGGGATGTGACCAGTGGCGGGCGCTTTGACCACCTGTGGAATGAATCTCTGCACGTCATCAAGCCGTTCCGCATACCGGATAGCTGGACAGTTGACCGATCTCATGACTGGGGCGAGTCGAAACCGTTCTCTAACCTTTGGTGGGCTCAATCAGATGGAACGGAAGCAACGTTGCCAGATGGGCGTAAGTTCTGCCCGCCAACTGGGTCGTTAATTCTTATCGGTGAATGGTACGGATGCCCTACTGAAGAGCTGAACAAAGGCCTGAATATGTCATCCACTAACGTTGCTAAGGGCGTGGCGTGGGTTGATAAGCGCCTGATGGGTGAGGAAGTCGACGAGCCAGAGGAAACGCAAGGTAAAGGCCAGATGCACATCGTGCCAGGCATATGCAGCAGCGTTATCCCGGGTCCTGCTGACGGCGCAATCTTCAATACTGGCGATAACGAACTATCAATCGCACAGAAAATGGAGGCGCAGGGGGTTACCTGGCTGCCAGCCGATAAAAAGCCCGGATCGCGCATCAACGGCGCATCGCTATTTGCCGACATGCTTGAAGCTGTAGTCGAGGGCAAGAAATCGGAATCAGGCATGCCGGAAAAGCCAGCGTTTTACGTCATGGAGCATTGCCGAGGCTGGATCAGCCGCATACCAGTGCTTGTTCGCGACGATAAAAAGCCAGATGACGTGGACACCACTCAGGAAGACCACGACTACGACGCCACGCGATACCGCGTGCTGCATTCGCCGAAGCAGGTCGGCGCAGTATTCTTCTAAGGAGCTCATCAGTGAGTGAATTAAGCACCGGGGAACAGTTCCTCGTTAATGCCCTTGCTGATGCTATCGGGCGGCAGCGCATGCTGTACGCAGGCCAGCCGGGGAATACCAAACGCACGAAGCTGTGGGATGAGTTTGGCTATCCAAACAATCTTGAGTTCGACCGCTATTATCGGGCTTATGAGCGCAACGCTGTGGCGTTTGCCGCCGTGCACAAGCTTCTAGAATCCTGCTGGATGGATAACCCAACGATTATCGATGGTGAGGAATCCAAAGAAGCGACCAAAACCACCGACTGGGAGAGGTCTGTAACGAAGCTACTGAAGAAACACTGGCCTAAGATTAAGGACGCGGATCGCCGTAACCTCGTTGGCCGTTACTCTGCGCTGCTCATCCAGTTCCGTGACGGCAGGGAGTGGAGTCAGCCGGTAGACAAGAGCGTCGTTGCCAGACTGAAAGATAAATCAATCGTGAAGCTTATCCCTGCCTGGGAGTCACAAATCAAGCCTGGTAACTTCGACACTGACACACTTTCTGAAACATACGGGCAGCCTGTTTCTTACAACTTCAACGAGCAGCCTGTCGGCGATGACGGCACTTACGGCCCGGTACGCGGCGTTACAGTTCATCCGGATCGGATTATCATCCTGTGCGAAGGCTCTGAAGACGAAAACATGCTCTCCGGAGTGCCTTTTCTGCGCGCTGGCTATAACAAGCTTCTCGACCTTGAGAAAGTATCCGGCGGTAGCGCTGAGGGGTTCCTGAAGAATGCCAGCCGCCAGCTTGGTATCGCCTTTGATGCAACCAGTAGCATGGAAACCATCAATAAAATGGCAAAGGATGCTGGCTATAAAGACCTCGGCGAAGCGCTTAATGATAAAGTGGCGAAGATGAACCGCGGCACCGATGCGGCGCTTGTCATGCAGGCCGGTACACCATCAGTGCTTTCTGTTGCTGCTGCCGATCCAAAGCCAACATGGGAAGTCACCGCCAACGAGTTTGCGGCATCGATTCAGTGTCCGTTTACCATTCTTTTTGGTCAGCAAACAGGCCGTCTCGCCTCGGATGAGGATAAGACGGACTGGGCGAAGCGTTGCAACGGTCGACGCTGGGGCTTTATGTCGTCGGTTATCGAAACCATCCTGGAGCGCTTCTGGACGCTTGGCGTTATTGACCAGCCATCATCCGGCGAAGTATCGCTGGCATGGTCTGATCTGCTCGCGCCGAGCGAGAAAGAGAAGATTGCCAACATGCAGGCAATGGCGACGGTGGCGAAAGACACACAGCAGGCATTTGGCACAGCGGCGGTGGATGAAAACGAAATCCGCTCCGTGGGTGAGCTTGAGCCTCGCAAGGTAGTTAAGACGCCTAACCCAGACGCAAAGCAAACCGATAAGGACCCGCTGACAGATGATGATGACAGCGCAAACCAGAATCGGGACGCCGATCGTACCGCGCAACAAAGCTGACCCTACGCAATCATCGCGGCAGGTCAGCCGGATGTTCAACGACATCGAAGACCGGTATCTGAACATCAAGCGACGCCTGAAAGAGCTTTTCGACCAACGCCTCACCGGACGCCAGCGCGAAACCAACGGCGATCAGTCATGGATGATGTGCAACAACGATGGCGCTGAGCCTTCGCTGTATCAGGTGAATGCCGGAAAGTTCATCTATGACATGAACGCGGCAGAGCTGGCAAGCCTGCTCCAGATAGTACAAACCATCCTTGATGACGCGCTCCTTGATGGCGGCAGTCAGAACTTGTGGGCGCTGGAGTACGTCGCAGCAGAATATGAGCGCGGCACGCTAAACGCCTACACAAACCTCTCAGTGCAGTCTCCAGTGTATGCCAGCCAGACGACGCTGATACAGTTACTATCCAGTCCGGCATATCAAAACCAGATTGCCAGCGCATACATCAGCACTTACAGCGACTGGAAAGGCATTAGCGACACTGCTCGCGCCGATCTGGCGAACGTCATTGCCGACTCTATCGGTCGCGGCGTTAATCCGCGCGAGACGGCCAGCATCGTCAGTAAGCAGCTTGATGTGTCCATGGCTAAGGCCAAGACCATTGCGCAGACTGAGCAGGTCGGCGCGCTGCGTCAGGCGCAGTGGAACGAAACGGACTGGGCTGCCGACAGGCTGGGGCTGAATACCGGTCTGCTTTGGCTGTCAGCGCTAAAGCCAACTACTCGCTCATGGCATGCCATCCGCCACGGCAAGGTCTACACCACCGAAGAGGTGCGTGACTTCTATGCCAGTAATGGCAACCGGTACAACTGCTATTGCAGTCAGATTCCGGTGCTTCTTAACGACGATGGCAGCATTTTCAACGAAGGGTTGGCGGATAAGCTGGCCCAAGAACGCAAGGCGTGGCAATCTCAGTAAGACATGTTAAATAATGAGGTTGAAGGCATGGAACTAACTAAGAGTCACGTAGAAGGCGGTCGAATGCAGTTTACAGCGACTTTTAAGTCAGAGCGTCGGGATGAAGTTCATTCTTACGGAGTAATCACAGAGGATGAAAGTCATGCTCGGGAAACGATTATGAGTTGGGCTGAATCCCACGGATATTCTGATGAAGACTTCATCTAAAAAATAACAACCCTCCACACGGAGGGTTTTTTATTGCCATAAATCCACCAACGAGGACCCAGCATGAAACGCAACCGCGTTAACGTGCTGACCGTCGTCAACTCCGCTTCAAACATCACCACTGAAACCATCGACGGCAAGCCACATATCGTGGTTCGCGGCATCACGCCTGTCGTGGACGATATTGTGATGAACCGGAAGTTGTACCCGGCAGCAGAAATCGAAAAAGCCTACAACACGCTGGAGCGTAACCCGATGCCGCTGGGCCACCCGAAAGTGGATGGCAAGCATGTTTCTGCGCGCGATGTGCGGGCGGTTAACAACTATCACGTCGGCGCATGGCTCCAGAACGTCAGCCACAAAGACGGCAAGGTCAGCGGAGACATGTGCGTCGACAGGCAGTACGCCGAATCAAGCGAGAAAGGCAAGCGCCTGATCAACCGCCTGGATGAGATGGTGGCTGGCACCAATACCGAAGCCATTCACATCTCTACCGGGCTGCTCTATTCCGGCATCGCCGCCAATGGTGAGTCGAAAGGTAAGAAGTACAACGAGATCGCCACCAACATGATGTTTGACCATGTGGCGGTACTGCTCGATGAACCTGGCGCTGGCACACCAGAAGAAGGCGTAGGCATCTTCGTTAATGCCGAAGGAGACGAGCAGGAGATCGAGGTCGCAAGGCTGGCAGACGGTATTGACTGCACCAGAGAAGGCTTGCTGAACAAAACGAAGTTCTTCTTCACAAACGCTTCCAACTTTTCCTTTGACGACATTCAGCGAGCCATTAGTGACAAGCTTCGCGAAGGTCGCAGCACTGATTCTTATCTCTGGCCTGAGTCTGTGTGGCCGGACAATTTCATCTATCGCGATGAAGCCAAATATTTCAAACAGAAGTACCTCATCGATGATGGCGGCAAGGCCGTATTCGTCGGCGAACCTGTAGAAGTCGTGCGCAAACCCACTGAGTACGAGATTAAAACCAACGGAGAGAACGATCCGATGAAAGAACTGATTATCAATGCGCTGAAAGCCGCTGGTAAGCCGACTGACGGCAAGTCCGATGCCGAACTGATGGACGCTTACAACCAGATGGCAGCCGAAAAGGCAGCAGCCAAAAGCGAAACGCCTGAAGAGAAGGCCGCCCGCGAGAAGAAAGAGGCTGACGATAAGAAAGCCAAAGAGCCAACCACTAACAGCGACGACATGCCAGCCTGGGCAAAAGCACTGGCTGATCGCGTTGACAGCGTAGTGAACAGCCTGACCGCCAACTCTGACAAAGAGAAGAGCGAAAAGCGCGCGGCGGTGAAGCTCGCCATGAACATGAGCGATGAAGAAGTCGCAGATCTGGATGGCAAAGCGCTCGACGGCTTTTACGCCAAATGCCAGAAATCAACCGGCCTGAATGGTGCATTCCGCCATACGGCTACCAATCAATCTGTCAGCGAAATGCCGGAGTAAATAATGGCTAAAGATGGAAAGCATGTAATCCACGCGGGTGGTGTATTCCCTAACCCGCTGCTCAATCGTGAAGGTGGCGCGGCTGCCTCTACTCTGCCTGGCACAGTTGGTTTCTTCAACGCATCTGACAAGTTCGCCGCATCCGTGGCAGGCGCGGAGAGTGCGATTAAGTACGTAGCCAACAAAGACTACCTGCGCTGCCTCAGCGTTGATGATGCGATCGCCGCCAACGAGTTGGTTATCGGTATTCACCCGTTGCCGGGTATGTTCCTGAACGTTCGTGCCGCTGCTGGCACCTACACCAAGGGCCAGCCTGTAGCCGTAGCAAATGGTCGCGTCACCGCCGTTGTCGCTGATGCCGTTGTATTCGCCTATGTCGAAGAAGATAAAGCAGTCACTGCGGTGGCCGGCGATCTGATTCGCGTTGTGTTCAAGTAAGGAGCACTGAATGTTTGTATTCTCTAAGTCTATCGGCGAAAAGACCGGTAATCTCGCAGTTAACCAAGCGCAATGGCGCGCCCTGGAAGCAGAGCGCAATGCCAGTTCTCAAGCAGCAGCGGATTTTCTGGCTCGCACTCAGTTTCGTGGCGCTGCCGAAGATACGCCGTATCTGGATGCAGTAAATGCAGTTGACGACATTCGCCGCCTGTACCGCGCATTTGATACCACTGTGTTGCAGGAGTTCGAACCTAACACCGAATTCACACTGCTGAACGACCTGATGCCGCTGTCTCGTTCAGTGCGCATTGAACAGTCACGCTACGACTACGCTCGTACCGGCGGTCGCGGCTGGGCACATACCTCCATGTCCGGCCAGGTCGGTGCGGCACTTGATGCCCGCAGCTACACCTTCGACGGTACGATGGTTCCGATCCACGACTCGGGCTTCAAGTTCGAATGGCGTGACCCGATCTTCAACAGCCCGTCGGCGCTTCAGTCTCAGGCTGATGCTCAGCGCGGTTCGGTAGAAGACGTCCAGCGTCGTTACGTTGACTACATCTTCAACGGCTTCCGCGATAAAGCGGGTAACTTCGCCGTGTTTGACGGCCTGACGTGGAAAGGCCTGAAAGATGATGAGCGTGTAGCGCAGATTGACCTGGGCGCTTCCGGTCTGAACATCGACTTCACGTCGCCGACTGCAACCTCTCAGCAGATCCGCGCTGGCGCAATCGCGTTGCGTGACCAGATGCGACGCATCAATAGCCAGTATGCCGAGCAGACCTGGTATGTGTCCGGTGAAATCATCTCCAATCTGGAGCGCTACTTCTCTGACAACTTCCAGTCGGGCACCATCATGGATGAAATCCTGAAGCTGACAGGCGTGGCAGCGATCAAAGAAGACAGCCAACTGACCGGTAACGAAATCGTCATTGTGCCGCTGGGCGCAGGCGTTATCGCTCCGATCGTCGGTCAGGCTATCGGCACCGTCGCCTCTCCGCGTCCGGAGTACAACAGCGATTACATCTGGCGTACCTGGGGTGCTATGGGCCTGATGGTCAAGCAGGACATCAATAACAAGTACTCCGTCATTCACGCATCGAGCTAAGGGAACATCATGGCACTGGTAGAAATCGTAGCAAGCAACCTGCACGCTGGTGCCGATCTCCGCAAAATGGAGGTCGGCGCTGTGGTCGACGTAGACGAAGCGACCGCTGACCGCTGGATCAAAACCGGCAAAGCGAAGGAAACCGACAAGAAGAAGGGCGAAAAGCTCACCTTCGAAGTTGCTACTCCTTCCGCTAAATCAGCAGACCTTTCTGGCCTGCAAAAGCAACTCGCCGACGCGCTGGAGCAGAACGAAAAGCTGACCGCTGACGCCGAAGCGAAAGACAATGCTCACGCCGACGCTCTGGCAGCAGAAAAGAAACGCGCCGATGATGCAGAAGCAGCGCTGGAAGAACTGAAGAAGAAGGTGAAATAACAATGGCGACCCCAGTTACGGCTGACGACGTGAAAGGCTTCCTCTCCGAATTGGGGTATGCCATCCCTGACGCTTTGCTTAATCCGATCCTCTGCGTGGTGAACAAGATTATCCCGTGCCTTGAAGGGGCCGGATATGACGACTGCACCGCGCAACTCATTCTGATTTACGCAGCGGCTCTGATGGCTACGTCATCCGGTGCGCGCCGCATCAAATCGCAAAGCGCGCCTTCTGGTGCTTCGCGGTCGTTTGAATACGGTGATGATGGCGTGACGTGGCTTCGAAATACGCTGTCCAGCCTGGATACAAGCGGATGCACCGGTGAATTGCCAATCAGTGCCGGAAACAGCGTGGGCTTCTTTGATGTGGTGGGTGGCTGCTGATGGAATGGAAATCCGTTAAACAGACCATGCCGCGCTCATTCACTCGCGTCTGGGTGATGACCGACACCGGGCGGGAGACTACCGGCTACGTTAAATCGGACGGAGAGTGGTTCATTAACTGCCCGCGCATCCGGGCGACTGGCGCGAAGGTGCTGAGGTGGAAAGAATGACAGAGCGAGTGAAGAAGGCAAGCGATGACCGTTTATCGTTCATGTGTCCCGGGTGCGGTAGTCGCCATGTGGTGCAGATTGGCGCTGGCGGCGGTCCGCGATGGGGATGGAATGGAAGCGTTGATAAACCGACATTGACTCCAAGCGTTTTGGTTACAGGATTCACGCCCAGCGATGACCCGGAGGAGTTTGACGATGCCACGAAAGACAAGCCATTTACTTGCCATTCATTTGTGACAGATGGGCAGATTCATTATCTGAATGACTGCACACATAGCATGGCAGGCATGACGGTGCCGCTACCAGAGCTTTGAGGGGGTAGCAATGTCTAGCGTTGCAAACTGGTCATATACCGCCACAGCCACCATCTGGCGCAAGCTGGAAGGCACTGACGAATACGGCGACCCGCCTGGATATGCGCCTCCTGAGCAAATCATGGTGGATTACGAAGGCGGTCTGTCGAAGCGTATCGGCAACCTCGGCGCTGAAATCGTCGTGAAAAATACCGTGTGGACGGAGTTCGCGCTGGCCGCCGCTGGTGATTATCTGCTGATTGGCGTATCGACCGAAGCCGACCCGGTTGTGGCCGGTGCCGACGAGGTGCGTCAGGTTATCCGCTACGACGACACGTTCGAGCGCCTGGCGGATGATTACGCCATCCTGACGGGGGTGTGATATGGCCGGAAAAGTAAGGGGAATCAGTCAGGCGAAAGCCAACCTCGACAAACTCATCAATGACGTGCAGGGACGAAAGGTTGTCCGGGCAATCCAGTCAGCGCTGATCATCGGTAGCTCACAAGCTGCGCTTTTTACCCCAATCGACACATCCACGCTGCTGAACAGCCAATACCGCGAGCTGGACGTCAATGGGACTAAAGTGACTGGCAGGGTGGGTTACTCGGCTTCATATGCATTGTATGTTCATGACCCGAATGTGCCTCAGACATTCCGCCGGGCAACAGCACAGAAAGAGTTCCTGACTAAAGGCTTCGAAGATATGAAAGATGCCATCGACAGGACAATCAAAAAGGAGATGTCGCTGTGACCCCTCCAATGCATCAACGAGTAAAAAACCTGATTGTCGCCTCCGGACTTACTGAGGGATACATCGTTCAGTCGTTGACCTGGACGGATTCAGGGAAGTTAGTAGACCGGTTCATCGTTTTCAGGCCAAACGGCGGAACGTCAGTAGATCGGGACATAGGCTCTGACCATTACGTCCTGGTCGATCTGATTTCAGGCAAGGCTACCGGCGAATACGCCAAGTCAGAGGCGGATGCTCAGGCCATCGTCGATTACGTGCAGCAAAACCCCACCACCGACCCCTGCGTCGGACAAATCACCAACATGGGCGGCATACCATCCCCGGTTTTAACGACTGAGGGGCGCATGGTCTGGCGTCTGCAATTTGCCTGTTCTTACGGCGAAAGTTAAATACCAAAGAGGAATTACCATGGCAGCAAATTGCCCTACAGACAACACCAAGTTGTTTGGCCGCGCCATTGTGCTCGAAGTAGCTGATGGCTGTGCAGACACAATGCCGCTTGAGTCGGAATGGATGGCTTTAGCAGCTGGCACCAGTAAAGGTTTCGACTTCTCGCCGAACAGCGTTACGTCGGATGCTGATGACACCAAAGGTTACGTTGAGAACATCGTCACCAACGCTGACTTTACCATCTCGTTTGAAGGTGAGGTTCGCCGTAACGACAAGCTCGATCAGTATGGTGTAGGTCGCCTTATTAAGTACTTCAACACCGAAATTCAGGCAGCCCGTCAGCCAACGCTTTGGGTGCGGATGGAGTTTGGCCCGGTAACGTTCATCGGCTACATGCTGATCAACGCCCTGAGTTCTGACGGTGGCACAAATGACATCATCACGTTCTCTACCGAATTTAAGGTAGCGGCCGCCGACACAATTCAGGTTATCGACACTGAAGATGATGTGGCTGTTGCAAGCGTTAGCGTTACACCGTCGACCAGTTCCGGTGCAGTCGGTACAACAGTGCAACTGACCGCCAACATCCTGCCAGTAGATGCAACTGACAAGACTGGCGTCTGGTCATCCTCAGATCAGACTAAAGCAACGGTTAACTCCAGCGGCCTGGTGACGCGTGTCGCCACCGGCACGGCAACCATCACCTTCACCACGAATGATGGCGGCAAAACCGGTACAAGCTCCATCACCGTTACTGCGTAATTGCCATTTCAGGGGCTTCCTCATGGTGGCCCCGAAAATGGTTATTTCAGGAAAACGATATGACGCCCTATAAAGAGATCGGCGAGTGCCTGATAACAAGCGGCGAGGATGAATATTTCTTCCGCCCATCATTCGCGGCAATGAGCCGTATTGGCGAACCGCAAGAGATCGTGCAGTGCTTTTATGACCTGCATAATGATGAAGTAACGCCCATCATTAATCGTGCTGTAGCCGCTTACGGTGCTCTCCCTCAATGGCTGATTAATCAAATCCATAAAACGGATTACGGCCGCCGGGCGAGAAACGCTGCGATGTCGGTTCTGGCTGCATGCTGCGACGCTGATGTGAGTAAGCTGATTGGCGAATATGTACCGGGGAAGACAGGCAGGAAAACATTCCTGTATAAGCCTGGCGAGATGGATTTGTTCTCAATGATAGTCGTCGCTCAATCACTGATCACCCACGGAATAATCGGCAAGGCTAAGGTGAGGCAGTTGCAGAGGCATGAAAGCAATCAGGCCGTAACCGAATTCAGAGTCTTTGAGTACATCAACGCCGCCAGAAACCACTTTGGGATGAGCAGGAATGAGGCTGAGCAGTTAAGCATGACCGAGTTTCAGATGATGCTGGCTGCCAAATATCCTGACCAGAAAGGCTTTACCCGTGAAGAGTATGAAACTACCCGAGACGAGTTCTTAGCGAGACGGGAAAGACGCAGATCGAGAGCTGCTTAATGCCGAAACACTGCGCAACATTTAATCGCTTATATTGTAAAAAAACCGCCGCCTGGTAGGATGATTTTCAAATACCTAAAGGCGGAAATTATGAAAACTTTAATCGCATTGGTGGCAATGCTGCTTCCATTGTCAGCGCTTGCAGTGACCGACGATGAGATAATTACGGCAGCCAAAAAAGAAGCTGAAACTTCGTGGTTTCCTTCCGGGGTGACAATCGAGAGTTTTGAAAACACTAAATTCTTTCCTGCAGTCGAGGATACTGAATACTCACGCTCTGGCAACGTGTGCGGTGTAATAACAGCCAGGTCAGGGGATCAAAAAGTTACCCTCAACTTTATATCAGAGGCTGAAGAGGTAAATGGCGGGGTGAGAGTTGGTACGCCTCAGCTATATGACAAATCAAAAGAACCAGCAGTAGCGCGAGAAGTGCTAAGCCAAAAATGCAAGAACCCGCTTTAAGCGGGTTTTTTTATGCCCGGAGATTAACAAATGGCAGGCGATAAGCAATTAGGCAGCATTGTTTACCAGGTAGAGATGGATGTCGCTGATCTGATTGCCGCTCAGCAAAAAGTTAACCAGCGCCTTGACCAGATGGATGGAAGTTTCAACAAATCATCTCAGTCTGCTGGACGATTTGAAGGGGCGCTGAATAAGGTTGGCGTTGCTATCGGGGCTGCCTTTACTCTGGAAACAGCAAAGCGTCTGATCGCAATTGGCGATGAGATGAACACGCTTCAGGCGCGAGTAGCGCGGCTAAGCCCAAGTATTGATGCCGCCAGAGAGACAATGAAGTCGCTTTCAGTCATTGCATCGCAGACCGGTAGCAGCCTTTCTGACACAGAGCGGTTGTGGGAATCCATGACATCCGCGCTTAAGGAAACAGGCGCGACAAATTCTCAGATTCTGGCGCTCACATCCACTCTTCAAAAAATCGGCACGATCGGCGGTTCTTCCGCTGAAGAAATGTCAAACGCACTCCGCCAGTTTGGTCAGTCTATTGCAGGCGGAACGGTCAGGGCTGAAGAGTTCAACTCAATACTGGAGCAGATGCCAGAGCTTGCTCGCCAGATTGCGTCCGGTCTCGGAATTTCTATCGGCGAACTACGTAAAAGAATGCTTGAGGGTAAATTAAGTGCAACTGATGCGCTTAATGCTATTCAGGATCGTTCTCAGGCGGTGAATGAAGAATTCGATAAGATGCCGGTCAGCATCGAGAGGGCAAAAAACAGCCTTGATGTGGCATTCAGAAATGCGATAAGCGATCTGAACCAGGCTATTGGCCTGACGTCTACGCTTGCCGGGCTGATGCAGAACGTTGCTGATAACCTGAACTTCTATAACAACAATGCTGGCGATGCGGCAAGAATGCCGAAGCTGATTAAACTTCAGCAAGACCTAAACAAAGAGGTCCAGGAAGGCCAGCGCTGGTACGAGACTGACACCGTATTCCAGCAGCGTAGAGGCCAGGCAGCATTCGAGCTTAAAAAGACCGAGCAGGAAATAGCCAGCATTCGAGCCAAGGCAGCGCAGGATGCGAAAAATAACAGCGGATTTAAGCCTTCTGGCACTAAAGGCGACGACGCAGCTACCCAAAAACTGGTCAAAAACTCTGAGAGAAGGCTTGCACTGTCAAAGCTTGAAGGTGAGGCTCGCGCCCGTCTTCAGGCACGATATGACGCCGCTGATGCAGGAGTAACGGATCAGAAAAGAGTCAAAGCCATTGAGGATCAGTACGCCGCGACTTACCGCAATACTGAGGCTCAAAAAGAGAACAACAGGGAAGGGAAGACTTCTGCAAGTCAGGCCGAGGCAATTGCACAGAAGCTTGAGAACCTCAAAGAGCAGTCAGAGCTTGCAGCAGACTCAACAAGCCAGTTAAGTCGCGAGCAAGCCATCCTCAACGCACAGCAATCGCTTGGTAAGTCAGCAACGCAGGCTCAGATAGACCTTGCCGGCCAGTACGCGGCGAAGAAATGGGACACCGCTAATGCCATTAAGGCACAGGCAGCCGCTGAGAAACTGTTACCGGAAGCTCGCGAGAACGCCAGTTATAAGCAGGATGTTCAGGACCTAAATACCGCGCTGGATGCTAAGCAGATTGGTCGGGAACAGTACAACAAAACCGCAGAAAGGCTGGAGCAGCAACACCAGGCAAACCTTGCCAAAATAAGGGCGCAGGAATCAGTAAGCCCTATGCAACAGGCTAAGGGCGAAATTGACCCTGTGCAGCAACTGGCAAATCAGCATGCTCAGGAGCTGGCTCTCATTCAGCAGTTCGAAACGCAAAAGGGGCAAATAACCCAGCGCGGTCTTGAACTGATGAATGCTGCTAACACCGTCTATGAGCAGCAGAGAATTGCAGCTCAGTGGGAGTTGTGGAGAAACCAGAGCCTTGGCAATGAAATGCTTGCCGCCAGCCTTGAATCTCTGGCAGGTAACGCATCGAATGCTTTCACCGGGATCATCACAGGCAGTATGACGGCGCAAGAAGCGATGCAGTCACTCGCCAGCAACGCACTCAACAGCCTGATCAACGGATTCGTCCAGATGGGCGTTGAGTGGGTTAAGTCGGCAATCATGGGGCAGACCGCTCAGATTGCAGCGACAGCGGCTACCACATCGGCAGCAGTTGCCGGTACAGCAACGACAACGGCTGCCAGCGTTTCCTCGGCGGCAGTAACCACCGCAGCGTGGACGCCAGCGGCTATCGTGGCTTCAATCGGCTCCTTCGGCGGTGCAGCTGCTATCGGTATTGGTGCTGTTATCGCTGCCATGGCTATGGCAGGCGGCATTGCAGGGAAGCGTAAGAATGGCGGCCCGGTGTCGGCAGGTTCGATGTATCAGGTGGGTGAGGGCGGCATGCCTGAAATCTATCAGGCGTCAAACGGTAGCCAGTACATGATCCCCGGCGATAACGGGAAGGTGATCAGCAACAAAGACCTAGGTGGGAGTGGGCAAATTCAGGTATCCATCCAATTCAATGACTATTCTTCTGGTACGCATTCATTTGATGCGCAAGCTACGCAAAATGGTAACGCCTTAACTATCAAGGCCTTTATTATGGATATGGATCAGGGAGGGCAGATGAGTCAGTCAATAACCAGAAATCTTCAGGCACCAAGAAAAGCGAGAGAATAATGGAAATAGGTCCGGGTGAGAAAGGAAGGATTGAACTGCCGCTGGGTAAAGAAACGGTATTAATTCATAACAGGCCGGTAACCTATCAGGTCATTACAGCCAGCGGTTCAGTGATTGAAGTTGAACTTCCGGGAGGCATCGAGTTTAAGGTGACCAGCGCTGGCGATATAGAGGCTATTAACGTCAATATTTACGATAAACCCAAAGGCCCAACAGAAGTAGTATGAAACCCGCTCCGGCGGGTTTTTTATTGCCAGGAGATATTTAATGCCCATCCCTTACCCAGACTGGCTCCCTCTGGCACAGAAGGCGAAGACCCCGACAACTGACACTGGCTTTCGCACAGATCAGCCCACTGTCGGGGCTCCAATTTTCCAGAAGCTGACGGACGACCTCAAGACCACTTTTTCTCTCACATGGATTTTCACACGCGACCAGCACAGAGCTTTCATGCAATGGCTGCGCAGCCCTGACTACCTCGACAACGGCAATCAGTGGTTCACTATGCCGCTGGGAACCGGGACAGGAGAAAGTGGGGTAGAGGTTCAGGAGTTGCATTTTCTTTCGTGGCCGTCATGGTCACAAACCGGGTCGGTTTTTACATGGAACGGTGATGTGATAGCCCGGAAGCTGGTTAACTCAGACGATGAATTTGACGACATCATCATTGAATTGCCGCCACCGTGGGGATCGTGGCTCGATATTATCGTGACCGGGTATCCTGATGGGCGCGATCCGGAAAGTCTGCCGAGGGTTCCGTAATGCCAACGCTAAGAGAGTTTCAGAGCCGACGGCCAAACCGGATATTGTACGAGACGATCACCTTCTATAACCCCGTGTTTGGCTACGTCAGGCTGGTCAATAACCAGATATTTCCAAAGACTCTCGGCGGTCAGGTTTACACACCTTGCCGAATGGAGCTTACCGAGAGCCAGCAGAGCAATACACCCATCCTTGATAGCACGGTTAAGTTCAGCCGACTGGCGCAGGACTTTAAGCAGAAGCTCAAGCAATGGAAGGCATATGCGCGCATCACGCCCATCTCAGCGACGTATCAGCAATTCGATGCGGCAGACATGGGAACCGCGCTGAAGACATGGACGTTATACGTCAGTGACTGCTCAATGGACGATCAGGATGTGACGTGCAGTCTCACCAAAGTTAACCCTCTCAACCGCAACGTTGGCCGGCTGTACACTGTCGAAGAATATCCGGGGCTTCAGAATGCTTAAAGATGAGTTCCTTAATACGGTCATCGGTAAGCCGTGGGAAAACCGCGCGTGCTCATTCGATGCCATGGATTGCTGGGCATTAGTGGTGCTCTACTACCGGCACGTTCTCGGCATCGAGATACACCAGACGGCAGACTACGAAAGCGGCAGCGATTTTTTGACGTGTTACGACGCAGATGTCGTGTTCTGGCATCGCACAGAAGCCTATCAGGATGGCGACATTTTTGTGGCATGGGTAGGAAGCAGGCCGGTACACGTTGGCCTCGTCGTTGACGGTAAAGCGCTGCACAGCCGCGGTGAAAACGGGCACGTCAGGCCTGATGCTATCCGTACCATTCAAAAGCTTTTTACTAAAGTGGAGTTCTACCGGTATGCCGATTATCGAAATCCAGCGCATTCCAGGGATGCCCAAAGACAGGGCTGAAGTACCGGCTGGCACACTATTTTCAGCCTGGCTGGAGCAAGAAAGCTTTCATCAGGATATTCGCATCCACGTAAACGGCACTGAACTTAGGCCGGATGATGAGCTGGCCTTTCACGTTAAGGAGGGTGATCGGGTAATCATCTTCGATCAGCCAAAAAGTGGCGGGCTTGTTGGCACCATCCTGAACCCTCTTGAACACCTCAACCCGATCAAATTTACGCAAAAAGTGCTTGCCGGCCTGATGCCGAAACCCAATGCCAGCGCGGCAAGCGGCAACAGCAAGACCTCTCCCAATAACAGCCTCAAGGGGCAAACAAACATTGCGCGTAACGGCGAGGCAAAGCCCGACAATTTCGGGCAGGTGAGGGCGTATCCGGACCTGACCCAGGAATCTCTTTTCGAGTATGAGGCGAACCTGAAATACGTTACTGAGCTCATGAGCTTCGGGCTTGGGCGTTACGACATTTCTTCGGTCAGGTTCTCTGAAACTAACCTTGGCTCAATGGCTGGGGCGTCATATACCATCTACAATCCGGGCGCTGTTATCCCGCAGGTGTTTGAAGGCTATCAGTTCGATGATGTTGACGGACAAGAAGTGCCAGGCCTTAATGAGAGCGGAGATTTTCCGGTAGAAACGGCGACGGCAACCACTGTCGTAAGTGGCGTATATGCTGGCGGCCAGATTGCCATGAAAATTGTGAAGCAAGCTGAGTTTGACTACTTCGCCGATCTGGCATTTCCTCATCCGGTTACGTTCACGATAAACGCTTCTTACCCGGTGACTGGCGGTACTAAAACAGAAGACGTTACGCTGTCAGCCAACCTTATTGGATTTGCTCAAACCAGCAACGGCGCTGTTGTTAATCCGATCCTCTATTACACATTTACATTTGATCAGCTCAGTGGGCCTAACATCCCCATCGAGAGCGCTACTATCAACACCACCAAGTTCATCCTGAATGATAACGCAGCATTAATCGTCGGCCCGTTCTTCTCCCCGCTACCTTCAAGCCAGTTATGGTTGCATACGCAATCCGGACTGGGTGGCGACAGCGAGACTAACTGGAAGGTGACGCTGTGGAGAGTTGATGACAACAACGACCAGATACCTGGTACTGAGCAGACGTTCACGTATAAGCAGACAACACCGCACGATCACACTACTGAGACGTTCTATCGTACAGACAAAATCACGCCTGTCGGTGGGTATGGCCGGTACGCAATTTCATTCCAGCGCACAGACAACAGCAGCGATGCCAGTCGTTTGCAGGTAGAGGAAATTCACGCGGTAAACGTGCGCACAAACGTCGTTCATCCTGACGATACGCTTGCTATGGTGAAGGTTCGCGCCACAGAAAACGCTACCGGGTCACGCGATCGCAAATACAACGCGCTCATCACCCGGCACGTCATCAGCTATAACATGGTAACGCAGCAGGTTGATTACACGCTCAGACCGTCAAGGAAGTTTGCCGACATCGCGCTGCATAACTGGCTGATTACCGGCGAACAGCCAGAATCCAGCATTGACATCTATGGTCTTTATCAGATTCAGGCTGAGATAGATGCAATTGACCCGCGGCTCGGCTATTTCGACTACACCTTTGATGATGAGGACGTGTCGTTGGGTTCACGCATGGAAAGCATATGTGATGCTGCCAGCGTGTCGGTGTATGACGATAACGGGGTGCTCTCCTTTACCAGAGACAGCCGCAAAACGTCAGTTGCAACGATATTCAACCGCTCAAATACTAAGCCAGATGGTTATTCGCTCTCTTTCGATATGACGCTGCCTGGAGGTTATGACGGCGTCGAAGTGCAGTTCCGTAACCCGGACACAAATAAACAGGACTTTGTGCGCTACAGGGTATCAGGCAACAGCATTGTTGAGGAAGCACCAACGAAGGCGAAGAAATTTGAGCTGCTGTATATCAGGAACAGGTTTCAGGCCAACGAGAGGGCATTACGTGAATGCAAGCGGCTCATTTATTCGCGCATGACCATGTCTGTCACAGCAATGGCGGATGGGGAGTGGGTGAATATCGGCGACATGGTTCAGGTGCCAGACACTTACGATACCAACCAGCAGGCCGGATATATCGTTTCCCGTAGTGGTGACAACTTTGAAACCAGCGAGCGCATCAACTTCTCAGGGCAGATGTTTGTTCAGATAACTGATGCGCTGGGCGCGACTACTGCGAGATACCCTGCCGCGCCGAGAGGGGATACAGATTTCGGATTCACGGCAGCAGTGCCAGACATTGAATTAAACCTTTTTGACGGATACAGCGTGCAATCCCCATCTCGGTATGTGATCGCCACGTCCGAAGAGCTTGATTACGGGCAATGGACTATTACCGCAAAACAGCCAGATGGAAAAGGCAGCACGGCATTAACGCTGGCAGAGTACAGCGACAAAATCTACATGTGACTTCTTGACCATCCACCCAACCCGGCCAATGCGCCGGGTTTTTTATGGAAAAAATATGGCTACTCAACCAACACAGAATCCGGTACCAAGCGAATCTCCACGCGACCTGAAATTTAATGCAGGTAAAATTGATGAATTCGTTACATCCGATAGCCATGAATATGTTGACCGTTTCGGGGGTAAGCATCGTACAATTGCCGGAATAAATTATGATGCGAATCAGGCAATTCTGAATTATGGCTATATCACGAAGGATTCTTTTGAAGATGGCAGCACCCTTAGCACTGCTAACGAGTGCCTGCGCTGGAAGAGCAACGGGGAATACTACCGATGGGATGGCAACTTCCCCAAAGTAGTTCCCCCTGGCTCAACGCCAGATAGCACAGGGGGAGTGCAAAAAGGAGCGTGGGTTGGGGTTGGCGATGCATCGCTTCGTTCAGATATGAAAAAGGAAGAGGGAGCTGGGCTGAGTGGCTATCAACCAGGCATGGACTACCCTTACGGTTCGGTAGGCGCATATCTCAACGCAGCTTACGCAATGCTTCCCACAGTCAACATTGCAAACTATGCCTCGCTGAAAGAAGCGATCGCTGCCATTCCGTCGGGTGGGACAGTTTATGTGCCAGTAGGTAAATTCCGTTCTGGTCACTGGAATACCTCTGAAACTGGAAATATGAGCACCGACAATATCCGAATTCTCGGTGAAAAAATGCCGATGTGGGATACTGCATTGCGCAAGCTCACCGGCGGTTCAGTGATTCAAGACCGTTTCATTTGTTTTGCCAATAATTTATCAGTAGAAAACATTGGCTTTGACACTGGAAAGGATTACATAGATGCAACTTATCCGGGAATTGACACCACAAAGTCAACTCATCCGGATGGCGGCACGTGGGACGCGTTCGTTTTTGGCGCTCCTGCTGCTAACGTTGCGCAGAAACGCAACCTCTATATGCGTAATGTCGTTGGCCTGATGTACAACAGTCAGGCGATTGGCCATGCCGTGCTTACCGAGGGGTACACTGGCGGCCGTCTGGATAATATTATCGGAATTTATGGTTACCACGGCGCTATCGTAAAAGGTTGCGATGTTTTCGCGACGGCAATTTATACCTACGGCCAAAGCGCTAACGGCCTTATCGTTAAAGCAGACCAGTTCTCTAACTGCGGCAACGTTTGGGTAGAGCACTATCATGCAAGAAAGCCCAAAGGAACTACTCCTTGGTCAGACCCTGCTTACGTTACCAATGCCGTATCTGTTGATCCAAACGCAGTTGCCTTTAACGGACCGATAAGTATTTTCACTAAAGCATCTGCCCCGGTTAACCATGTTAATTTGCAAGGGTTGCAACCTCTGACAGGCGTTAACCTTAAAATGGTTACCGATGGACTTGCTGATAATGGTGCGATCGTAACCGAGTATCCTTTAATTGCTCCCGGCGCTAACCTTATTAACCGCATTGAAGTTGAGTCGATGCAGGTAACTAACTGTAATCATATAGTTTATATGGCTCAGCCAAGTGCTAACCCATCGAATCAACTGCACATAAAAAGCATTCAGGCAGCCAACATTACCAATGCTGGGCTATATGCCCTCGATAATGCAGAAATAACCGTAGATTACCTTGAAGTTGATGTCATTAAATCACTTTATTTCATGACAGCGCTGGGGAAAATATGGGTTGGGAAAGCGAAGCCTAAAAGAATGACTGGCCCTACATTCATGAGTGATGGTGGCGGCGTTTCACCTTCATTGGCTCCCGGCTGGGTTCAGGCTGGAGATAACGAAAAATATGAGTTTTATCTTCAGGACTACAAAGCATGTGTAAAAGGATTTCTTCAGGCAACAACCGGAGCAACTGCCAATGTAATTGTTATTCCCACACCGCTTAAGCCTAAATCACCACCCAGACTTCCGGTGATGATGATTACCACGGCACCAACAATACATTGGGTTAGTGTTGTTGATGATGTAGATGGCGTCACTGGCAGGCTTCGCACTGGTGATGGTGCACTTCCGGCAAGCACCAATTACTTATCACTTTCAGGTGTCTCTTGGGATTACTGATCCACAAATGCAGCCCTCCATGTGAGGGCTTTCTTTTTGGTATTGACCAAATCTCCCCTTTGAAATACTGTTTATATATACAGTATAAGTGGAGGGAAGACTATGGCACGCAGATCAGATATTAGCGGCGCGTTCGTTGCGGCAATACACAAAAACCCAAAGGGGTATCAATGCCTCAGAACATCGGACTTCGTGCGTGAGCTGCGCAATCGTAACTGGCATTACACCCTTGCAGATGCCAACCGGTGGATAGAGCGCTATCAAACCGGATTCGTGGACAAGACGCCAGATGAAAGTGAAAACCGGCTGTGGATGCTCCGCAACATGGGGTACGTTCAATAATGGGCTTCCCGTCTCCAGCGGCTGATTACATTGAAACGACGATGTGCGCTGACATCATTTGCAATCTGACGGCCAACAGCCTGGTCATTGAAACATCAACCGGCGCCGCTGTAGTGGACCGGGGTCTGTTAGCGCGGCAGGGCGACGTGCTGCTTGCCAGTCTGAACGGGCATGCCTATTTCGGGAAGTTCATGGGGAAGGCGTTCATCACGCATGACGGTGATGCGATAGAGGGGGAGTGTCTGGATGAGCTTCAGGTGATCGGCGTCGTCACCCATTTCGTCGTCGATACGCGTAACGGGCTGGATGATGACTGCCCGGTGATGTGA